TCCGGATCCTACAACCTCAGTCGTAGTGTTGTTAGCAGTGCTGATAGTTCCAGTTGCTGGGGCTTGAGACTTAAAGTTTCCGTTTGGAATGACGATTAGATCACGCTTCTCAGAAGTATTGAGTTCTTCTGTGTAAGGGAAAAATTCATTTGATGGAAGATTCAGTACAACGTATCCTGTTGTATTCGAAGTTTCACTCGTATTAATTGTTCTATACTGGTATGTAATATTCGAAACGTTCGAAGTTGCATTTTTGAGCTTAAACAGAAGCGAAGAGTCGAGTGTATCTTGAAGAACAGCAACTCCAAGAGTAGGATCAAGCACGATATCTGCTATAGCTTTATTACCACTATCATAGTAAATGCTTCTTACGTCCTTAGTATTCTTACCAGCATTCATTTTGATGTCGAAGAGATACATTCTGTATACGGCATTTGCATTGCCTACATCTCCACTCTGCCAAGCAAACGTACGGAGTCTTGCTGTACCGATCTTTGATCCAGCAGGAGTAATCGTCGAAGCACCAGAACTGATGTAATTTGTAGGAGATCCATAAAGATCTACTTGACCGCCGATATCAAAGTTGAATGAACCAGCAAGTTCATCGACTTCATAGTAGTTACCATATCCGAGGCGCGTTTGAGAAGCAGGATCATTCAGCTTCGTCGTACCCTTATTCATGTTTTGCTTATAGTTGTCGATTGTTTCAATACGAATACCGTTAATATAAGCTTTACCGGGATCGATGTTCATTTTGACAAGGCTAGAAGTGTCAGAGAATGTACCTGAATCTTTTGTCAGTGTAAGGAACTGATCAATTACATAGTTACCAGATTCTTCGAATGTTCTTTCTGCCAGTTGACGACCAATCACATTAAAGACGGTGTCTTGGTTTACACGATATGGACGACCATCAGTAAACTCAATGATAGGAAGAAATTCTGAGTTGGCATCGGCTTCTGCTTTTGTCAGCACGTCGATGATTGGTGTCAATTTCAAACGATCAGCGCCGGGAGCGGCAAAGTTGAAAGTGCCAGTGGCATTGTCAAGAAGTGTCTGATCTTGATTTGAGTTGACGATGCTTTCATTTGTATAGAAACCAACAGACTTATCAAAGCCAGTATTTGAATACTTATTGACAACTTCAAACTGAGAAGCCACTCTCGAGAAAAATCCCTTTTGATAGATCGTACCTTCGCCGATAGTTACACCGTAACCTGTTCCGATAGGAACAGCGGTCGCATTTGCTACCTGAATTGTGGCGAGGAAAGTTTCTGCAGCGAGTTCAAGTTCGCCAAGCTCGGTCGCACTAAATGTAGATGTAGTTGAATTGTTTGCAATTGTGACGTGCGGCTCAACATAGTAGCCCGAACCTTGACCTACAACTTGAATTGCGGTGACTTTACCCAGACTGTCTGTCGTAATAGAGCCGACGGCGCCTGATCCAACTATTGCAACCACATTTGCTGTGGCTCCGGACGTAAAGTTACGAACAGATTCACCGGCAGCAAATCTAAACTTGATAGTATTGGCAGTTTGAAGATCGCTATACTCTGGTCTTACCTTCAGAATAAGTGCGGTGCTATTTGCAGTGATGTTAGCTTCAATAATAACAGCGTTAGCTACGCCGTTCTGAATGACCGTACCTGAAGCAAAGTTAGAAGCATTCGCTGCACCACCAGTCGAGTTTTGTAGAGCAAGGGCAGACATCACTACCACGGTGTCGCTGTTACCAAACTTCGAAGCGCCGTCGTTTACTCTGATATTAAAGATAGGATAAGATTTATTGAAAACTGTCAGTGTCTCGTCAGCAGCAAATGAGTCTGTTTCAAAATCGTCGCCTGAACTAATATAGTTTACAAATAGTGTGTTGAGATCAGGAGAACGAGATTGCAATCCAGGAGTAGTCTTCACAATATAAGCTTCTACGTTGCTGGCGTTCTTGACATATAAGTTATTATAAAGAGAAATATCGATCTGTAGACCGTCGGTCGTCAAGTCGTTAATCTTAATGTAAGGAACTTTGTCGTGCTTAGTAATAGTACAACCATCGATGATTGTACCACGCTTGAATACGTTGTCACCAAATTTCTCGATTTGATGCTGCAAAATAGACTGGAGCTGGTTAAGTTCACGCGCTTGTACTGCGACTCCAGGCTGGAAAAGAACTTTATAAAAGTCCTTCTTGGAATCAAAGTCATCAAAATAAGGAGATACGTTTAGGTCGGTTTCCAGAGCCATTTAATTAAAACTCCAATACTATCTTTATAATTTCTGATTTGTTATCGTTACGAGTGATAGGGTCAAGATTCTCTAAATAAAGAACCTCTCCACTACCAACTACAAAGTCTCCATTGTATTTATTCAATAATGGGGAAAGCTCTGCAGAAGATACTTCACCTGCGATATCTCTTATTCCACGCGGATCGAGATTGAATATACCGAACTTATTGCTAATCCACAATCTATCTGAACCTTCGATTTCTTCGAGATGATGAACTCGTCCTCGAGGTTGCGCGTATGCAATCAAACTCTCTTGTTTAATTTCTTCGTCTTCAAGGAATGGAACACCGCCTGAACTAAATGTACCTATTAGCTGAGTCAGCTGGCGAGAATAGTTGAAAGAACTTGCTGATCTGTCATTGATTTCAAGCGTCCCAGTAATCTCAGCAGTCGTTCCTGAAACTGGGACTACCGTATCTCCTGAAATACCACCGACTCCGATGATGCGACTTCCAGAAGTAAAGACGCCTGCCACATTTGACAGCTCAATTTGACTCGTACCAGAGAATGAAACGATACCACTCGCTTCAACTATAACCGCAGACACTTCACAGTTATCTGCTGTAAACGAACTGTTCGTATTCGCTGTCGTAATACGATAATCTTCAGGAACATTGGCAACAGTCGAGATATAGTTGTTCGAACCGTTTGTGACAAGAACATAGTCGCCAACTTCGAAAGCGTCTTGATACGTAGGTGTATCAGGGTTTGCAATTGCTACAGTAATCACACCATTCGATCCGCCTGCTTCACCGTTAATCGTAACAGTAGGAGCAGTCACATAATCAGATCCAACGTTAGTAATTGTAACAGTAGTAATAACACCTGAACCGTTATTTGCAAAGATTCCTGCAGCTCCAGTACCACCAGTTCCACTGTTATTAAACACGAGTTGATTGTTGGCTGTGCTATTATATCCAGTTCCTGGGCTTACGAGAGTGGCAGTCGAAGAAAGAAGACCGAAGTTTGTCTTTTCAATCGTAGTGCTACTAACATTGATACTTACATTGCCGTGTAACTTAAGTTTACGATACTGAAAAACTTTCTCGCCGACAGAAAAACCTGGACCAACTACGTTGGTAATATTCATGTCAACTTCTGTAAAAGTTGGATTCTTAATAAGACCAACTTGTCTAAAATCATTTTCTGTTGAAATAATTCCGCTCTCACTATTGTTAAACTTTACGCTTAAGCAGACTCTCTTTGCATAAAGTTCATTGTAAGGATCTGAACCATGACCATTTTTTGGAGAGATAATAGGTCTTAGTGAGGCAGGAGCGAAGTATGTCGAGCTTGAAACAACGGCCGGAAGTTGAATGAATGTTTCATCGAAGATCGAAGGAGGAATAGTAATAGGCTGTTCAGAAACATATGACTCAGCTTTTCTGTAGTTTTCTCCTACATTTAAAAGCTCTACTCTACTAATGGAGTTGGTAGAAGTGGCGTCGATATAAACGATTCCTTCGGCAGGGGTTGTCTCTTCGCCGTCACCCCAAATAAACGCATATGGATATACTTCATAAGTATCTCCCGCAGAAGGAGTAGTTAAGAACGACGTATCAAGAATAAATTTCTTTTGCGCCGCCGTGCCTTCGTAGTTAATAATTCTTCGATATTCTCCTATCGCGACTCCAGAAGTAATCTTCATTACGCAGCCTTGATAGTAGTCGTCGATCGATACAGCAGTCGCAGGTGCTCCATAGAATGTAGGAATACCACCTACTGTAATATCAGCTGTTAAGAACGTACCCGCGGCAATGTAGTTATCGAAGCCTGCGCCGGCATCTTCTACCTTTACGACTTCAATCGTACCACGAGTTGCACCCGTAATAACATCATTATTGGCAATGACAGGAATATATTGCGATGTAGCAAACTTCTCATACTGTGTTTTTGTGATAGTGTACATGTATTTCCATACATATCCGTCACCTGTCTCAACAGGATTTAAATCTGCGGCACTTCCTACACGAGAAGGCGCGACTGTCGAATTGACATTAATCGTGTCTGTGCTATTATTAAACAGGCACTTCCATACGTTGTATTCGGTATCATCATCAACAGTAATAAAGAAGTTCTTCGTTTCAAGACTTCCGTCAATATGATCATACATCGCATAGTGAGTATTCGATTCCCACAAATATTTGTTTGCCATATGAATGACGTCTGCAGAAGAAGCTCTCTTCGCAAAAATCATATTGTCATAAACATCGATGTCGGTATCTCTAACGCTGTTGCTCGGGGCAGGAATAATAGTATCACTTCCTGCATAAGGAATGTGACGAGCAGCATACACAAAATAATCATTATTAGCAAAGCTATTAATAAAATTTGCAGCTGCCGCTACATTAAAACTACTCGTAATGAGTTTTTGGGTTACTGCCATTTATTCCTCTATCGTCTTTGTCAAGAAGTGACCAGCCGTGGCCGATCCACTCGATGTAGTATTCGCTGTTATATTTATAGGACTTCCATTCGCAGTGAGAGATAGTTTCACTGTATTTGGAGTAGTATTTATGACGTAGTAGTTCTGATTATTCGCAAGTTTTTCAATTCTTAGAACGTGTGTTTCTGCTGTTGAATTCGAATAAATGTTGACAGCTTTGCCGATAGAGTTCGCAAGCATAATCGAAGTAGAGTTTGCTTTTCGAATAAACAATTCAGAACCTGCTGTGAGACCAACCTCAGAAGATCCTCCATTCTTTGTATACTTGACAACGTCTCCGATTCTGAAAACGTTATTACTTACACTGATGGCATTCGAACTGATTGCATTTGTAACAAACGTAAGAGTTACATTTGCCTGTACTGCGCCGTTCGAAGTAATATAGCGTACAACATCACCGTTTGCAAACGGATTAATTAATTTAGTTAGAGTGTGCAGTTCAAGTGTATTACTAATAGCGACAGTATTTAGATTGAGCGCATCTCCTCCACTCGTTTCAGAGATCTTGATGCCTGTTGTATTTGCAAACACTACGTAGTAGTAATCATTGTTCGACAAACTCGAAGAAGTTCCTACTCCGATTGTTTGAGCTTCTGACGTAGTATACTGTAAATAATCATGTACATTTAATGACTGGCTGTTATAATAGGGATTAGTCACTAATGATATAAAGTCTGTATCATTATTAACATCCATCACCTTAAATTGATATCTTACATCTTCAATATCCGTTTCAATGGTGTCATTAGCCGTCGATACGTCGTCGGCAGAGTTAAACTGGATTTCTTGGCCAGTTGAAATAGCTGACAAGCTCAGAGCTGCGTTAGCTTCTTCTACGATCAGCGCAGAACCAAAAAACTTTGTACCAGCGACATGCATAACTTTCTTAAACATATCCGCATATCTTTCTACCGAGATCTTCGATAGAATTTCATAAGAATATTCTTGATAGAAGTCATTGTCATGCACGTAGATATCATCTGACAAGAAACCTCGCGAGCTTCGATAGTAACCTTGGCCAATACCGTGGCCATCGAGAATCATCTTGGCAGTACCAGCTCTTAGGTTGTCTTCTGATACAAAGTCGACTATCTCGGCGTTCGAATATGCAAAGCCAGAGTCGATGACTTGAAGACCGGTCACTTCACCATCAGAAGTCACAACGTTTGCAGTAATATCGGCGTTAAGACCGATTGGGTATAGCACTGATGCATCTTCAGACACGCCGACTACTGTCGCTTCGGCGCCTGTAACTTCTCCAATAATTGTTCCTTCTGGCTGCCACGTATTTTCGAAAGTAATTCTCTTTGCAAACATCTGACTATTATTACTCGACTTAACAATGGCTTTTGCAGTCGAGACTATCTCGAACACACTTACGCTCGAGATAAGACCATTTGCTGTAGGCACAGTATAAGAAAATAATAGAGCATTGTTTGTAATTGGTGCAGTGTTTCCAGTAACTCTGACATAGTTTCCTGTTGTATTCGCGAAGACTGAAGAGACGGTGGCATTAACGATGTTTCCACCCACATTCTGAAATAGCTTATCTTTCGGTAGATAACCTGGAAGTGTTGCAATCGTATGTGATTCCCCGCCAGTCGAGTTGGAGGTAATATTGATTGCGGCTCCACCAGCAGAAGTAGCTAATTTAAATCCTACAGTGTTGGCTGAAACGACGTAGTACGTGTCGTTGGCAGTCAAGCCGCTAATAGCAGTATTACCATTTGGAATTCGATATTGAACTACCTGTCCATTACCAAACTCGTTTGTGTAATTGCGTATATTATGACCACTGATATCTGCATTATAGTATCTTAAGAAGTGTCCGTTGCTTCCAGGATCAATAGCAGTCAGATCGACATTAGCTCCTCCAGCAGTAACAGAAAGAGCTAATCCTGTACTATTTGCGTAGCGAATATAATAGAGAGATTCAGCTTCAAGTCCTCCGACTGGAACATTTCCGTTGGTAATTACATATCTTACTTGATTGCCATTTGCAAACAAGCTATTTGCAGAAGCGATAGAGATAAAGTCGTTGCTATTTTGTACGTTAGTGTTCGAGTTAAATTCTGCGACGTTCGAGCTCTGTGTAACATTCACCTTGGCCGCAGTGTTACCTGCATCTGTGGTCAGAGTGATACCGATAGAGTTAGAAGCAAGTACATAATAAAAATTGTTATTGCTCAAACCAGTCAATGCAGTATTGCCTGTGTCGGTAAAATAACGAACGAGATCATTTGCAGCAAACGCGTTACCATCGATTTCAAGGAAATCTGTATTTGAGTTGACTTCGTCTGTGGCATTGAATGTCGAAGAGATGTTGCGATAGAAGATAAAATCTGCTGCGCTGTTCACTTCATGTTGAGATTGCACAGTAAATGTCTTGGCATCATAAGTATTGCTATATGCGCCAGTCGAAACCTTGAGATCGAAGAATCTGAGGTTTGCTTGTGACTGATTTACTATTTCTCCGACAGAAAAGCTTCTCGTTGGATTTTCGAAAGTAATCACAAAATCTTTACGATCAAAAGCCGAGATGAATGGTTGATACGCGAGCACAAACGGATCGATATTATAATCTTCGCCTGGATTGACCTGATTCAGTGATCCAATGATACCGATTTCGAATCTACCAAATGTCAAGCATGCGTATAGGTTATCTAAGAGATTTCCTTGGCGATTCTTAAAGAATCCATATGCATCTGAAGAGATAAACTGTGAAGCAAACACTGCGTTTGCCTGAGTAAGCGTAGACAATTCTGTTACTGCCGTAATTGCCGTGTTTACTGCGGAATTCTCGTATACTATAATATTGCCATTTGCTGGGACTGATGTTGTATTCGTAAATCCGAAGTCGCGAATAGGATCTTTGACGAGAAGATTCGTTCCAGTAACATCGAACAGTGTTCCATGAGCAGTCTTATAGAAGAAGTGACCAGATTCATTCGCTCGAGTTGCAGCGAATGCAGGAATGTTGAATGAAGTATTCGCAAAAACTTGGCCTGGAAAACTTGTGCTATTAATGTGCACAAATTTATTCGCAGCCTGTGAAAGTATTAATCCAGTAGTGTTTGAGAATGCCACATAATAAGATTTATTACTTTCAAGACCAGTGATCACAGTATTTCCTGCGGCGACTTCATAAGTGATATTGTCGCCTGCAATGTAGTAAGTGTTGGCATTTGTAATTGTAATAAATCCGCTCGAAGCGTTTACGGCAGTCGAAGGATTGAAAGAAACTTTACGAATCTGTTGAAAGACTCTCTGACCTTCATCGAATCCAGTATTCGCTGTCACTGATAGTTGTAGTCGACTATAGTCGAGAGTATCTTCGCTGTTCGCTGAGATTAAATCTGTACCAATGAAGATGACTTCTGTTTCACCGATCGTGCCTACACCGAATCCTGCCCCGGAGCCAAAACTGATTGAAGTAATATTTGCGGATGTATTCGAGAGAGGAGCGATGATTCGAGCAGGAAACGATCTTACATAATCGCCGCCTTCAATATCAAGAGAGTACGTAACGATCTTAAAGTTGTCAGTATTTGCAGCAGTGTAGACAGTATCAGTTTCGTTCCAATATCCTTTACGAGAGATGAAAGTTAGACTGCCGGTATTTGTCGCAGAGTCGTAATTGACACTAATCACTTCACCTTCTGAAACAAGGTTACTCGTAGAATTATAAACATAGATATTGTTCGCAAAGGTGACATTATTTGAAGAGCACTCGTCAAATTCAATAATATTAACTTGCTTTTTAATATCGTATAGACCAGCATTCAGATTAATATGACTTACGTTTGCATAGATCTCGGTGTTGCTTTGATTCATAATACGATATGTGAGACCGAAGCTATGAGTGTTTCCAGTCACTGTAACAGAAGCATTACTCGACAGTGTTAACGAAGTAGAGTTGATAATAGAAGAAACATTACCGATAGCCACGTTTCCATCGTCGTACAACACAGCATTAAGATAGTTGTTGCTAAATTCAGTAGAAGTACCCGAAACTACGCTGCTGGTATTCGAAGTTGTGATAGTTCCTGTGCCAGCTTTATAGTCAAAGTCGGCCATTCTCTTGCTGTTCTTAAATACTCCGCGAGCATTCGTAACAGTTAAGATTGTTCCATCTTCAACAATTATCACGTTAGCGACTGTTGCTGTACCAATTGCAGCTTGATTATTCGTTTGCATGACCAAGTCTCCTACTCTAAAAGTAGCGGAAGGAGATGCAATGGTAACGAAATAATCTGTTGGCGTATTCATGAACTTGCCAGACATCGACTTATCTTCGATTGTCTGTGCAGTAAACGAAATAGTATTTGAGGTGGTGTAGTAAGTCGCGTTCGGTACGAACACACCTGACGAGTGTGAGACCGAGATAAATCCGTTTGTGTTCGAAGAAGGAGCTACTTCGAGTACGCGACCTGTTGCAGCTAACATGCCATTTGAAGCATAGCGATAGACTGTATTACCTACACCTACGTTTGAGCTAATAGCGCTATAACCAACGTTGATAACAGGCTGAATGCCACGTTCGAACAACTTAAAATATTGCCCGCTGTTATAATCTGCAGTCACAAAGTCGAGATTGAGAACTTTCTCTGATACAATAGACTCTGCGTTTAAAGTGTAACCGTATCCACCGTCGACAAAGATGAAGTCCACAAGACCGGACTGAGAATCGATCGATTCAACTCGCGCGAGTCCACCGAGGCCTCTGTCGCTATTAGTAAATCTTACAATATCTCCAATATTAAAGTTACGACCACGAGTTTGAACAGTTACTCTTTTGACAGAACCTATCAACTTCGATCTCTTTGTAATATCGAATACTGGTTGATTGTTAATATTTAGACCGACAACTTCACCGTTCTTGAAATCTCCTTGACGACCAGAGATGTACAGAAGGTTAACGTAACCTTTACCCGCCCGACGACGGATATACTTCTCGACGAAAGCCTTGGCTCCCGAAAGTTGACCTACAACTTGTTTACCAACGTAGTCGATGTTATAGATCGAGTATCCGATCTCGAGATATTCTGGCTTTTCGTAAACACCGTCAGAAAGACGGAAGATTTTTTCTGCAGGATAACGTACTTCGGCTGATGTACCGTATACGAGTTTGAAGAATAAGTCAACCGCGCGCTCTGTACCTTTTGCACGATAAAGGTCGAGAGAGTTCTTGACAAGTAATTTCTTATTCGTAGCAGTATCAAACTGAATATTCTTCAGATATTTCTCTTTAAAGTGAACGATAAAGTCATCTGTCGTACTATCAATATCGCGATAATCTGGTAATCTTCTGCCGTGATAAAGCGGATTTGCAGCAATCGGCTGATATCGTGCGATACTCGACATATATGTCGAGTTAGCAAGTTGAGCAGCAGTGACTTCTATAATATCGTTATTTGAAGCAATATACTGAGTAACAATATTGCCAGAATAGTTAACATATGTGCCAGAGTTTTCTAGCCACTCGTAATACGCTTTCACAAACGCAATAAAGTTCTCTCCCTCTTCTTGGTAAAAAGAAGGAAATTGACTCTGAATTAACGGAGATATTCTTTTTTCTATATTCTTCATTATTCTCTAATCTGTTCAATTGTGACGTCGACGTCATTTTCAAGAATATTCAGTATTACATTTTGCACAGACGTGATATCCAGAGTACGTGGCTTGGCATAGATTTTCAGCGAGGTGCCAGTGTAATTAGTAATATTAAAGTTGTTAATTCGAATAATACCAGTATCGTAATCGACTGTTCCGATATTGAGAATGGTTCTGTTATTCGTTCCAGAAGTATTGACAATACGCATTACGCCATCACCATCATCTTCAAGGCGGCAATTCGACAAACCGTTATACGTAAATGTTGAAGAGCTTACGACATGAATGTCACCGGTAAGATACTCTGAACCTTTACCTGGAATATCATTCTGCAAGGCATTTTTAAAGTCAATCGTTACATTTTGTCCGGATGATACTACTCCCGAAGTTGCTAATGATACGAGAGAACCAGAAGTTGTTGTGGCACTTCCAGTAACAGTCGTACTTAATACTGGTGTTAGATATTTAATAAGTTCTATCTTCGTTTCGTTACTAATAATGCTTGCTTCTGCAGAATCAATATCTCGAATAAATCTTGAGTAACGAAGAGTGCGGCCAAAGTTATTGAGATTCGTAGAAGCGTGATTCAGAATAGAATCAATTACAAATGTTCGAATATCTTCTGGATTTAAACCTGTCAAGTTGATATTATATTTGATGTTTGTGTTCACATACAGATATGTGTAATCAGGAGAAACAAAGAGAGGCTCAATGGCCACAGAAGAGCGAGATCTTAAGAATCTTTTATATTCTGCTTCTTTAATTTTTGGAAGACCATCAACTTCATCAAGATCGATCGACAAGAAGATTCTACCGAATTGTGGAGGAGTTGCATCTTCTCCACCATATGCAACGACTGCATTAATTTCTGGAAAATTTGCTTTGAGTAGATTCTCGTAATCTTCTGAAGTTACTGCGCGTTCTTGAGTAGTAAATGCACGCGGAGCGTTATACTTAATCGAGTTAAGATCTTCTGCAACTGCGCCATCGGAGGCAGCAGTAATAGTTTCAATGACAACATTTGGTTCATTGTCAATACGAGCAGTATTAATAAACTTAAATGCACCATTTGGAAGTTCGCCGTTACATGTTCGATATTCAATAATGCAAGCAGAGTTATTTTTTGGCTTTCTTCCAACTACTCCGTCACCGAAGACAACTTCGTATGTGTCGCCAATTCCAGGCTGTAAGAAAAAGACTTTTGAGTTACCATCGTGTCCGAAAAGCGACGTCGCTCTCTTATAAGTTTGAACAGTTGTGCCGTTATCTTCGAAGACAGTAACTGATAAGCTTTCAATATCGACCCTTTTATTACTAATTTTATAGACGAGAGGTCTATCATAGTTTACAGTATACGTATCACTCAAATAGTTACCCTCGTATATTCGAATCGGCTCACTCTCATATACGAAGTTTGATCCTGACGGAGTTCTGTTCGTAATCACATAATTTTCAGTAGTACTAAAGTTATAAGTGAAGTCATCAACACGCGAAGTAAATGATGTACCCTTTGGAATGACAATCGATCTCTTTTCCGCATCTGTCGAAGTAATTACCAGCTGAATGACAGCCGATGAAGATCGAAAAGATCTTGGAAGATAGTTTAATTCTTTGGCATGCGAGATCACACTATCACGCAACTTAGCCGAATCAAGAAACATCTCGTTGCTGACCATGTTTAGATAGAACGCGTTCTGATATGTGTTGTACGAAAGCACGTCAAGAAGAACAGAAAGGTTACTTCCGTCGAAGTCGTAATCTTTAAATCTATCCTGAGATCTCAAAAATGTCTTCAGAGAATCTTTATAGGAATCGAAGTCTAATTGTGTAAGGACTATACTCGAATTTGCCATTATCTTACTCTATACAGGGTGAGTTGAAGTGTCTGTGGATTAGCATTATTTATTATCTCATAATAGACTGATACTTCATAAGAATGCGCAAACTCGTTTGATATGACTAAGACGTCGATTATTCGTGCGCGTGGTTCATATTTGGTAATAGAATCCACTACAGCATCTTTGATCAAATCGGATGTCATCACAGAAATATCTTCGAACAAGAATCTTCTTAGGCCGCCGCCAAATTCAGGATTAAATAAGCGTTCTTTGGTATTCGTCGACAAGATGTTTCTCATCGACCTTCTTACTGCTTGTTCATCTGTGTGAAGAGCCAGCCGCTTGTTCTGTGGATGAATATTGAAATCATTATAGAAATCAGTGAACACAGGTTCTCGCTGTATCGTCTTTCTTGTAGTGAGTATGTCTATTCTGTCTGTCATGGCATCCTGCTTTTATCTTATTTATGCTGGAATTAGTTCGCCTTCCGGCCCAATTGATGCGATAAGTATCTCAGTAACGCTATAGTTTTCGATAGAAGCGTTAGGAACATCGTCTCCAAGATCGTCTATTTGGCCTGTTGCCGCAAAGTTTTGATAATCTTCGTTGCTACCGATCGCTTCGAGTGCTGGTCCAGCGGTTCGAGTAAAAACATACTGTATCATAACTCCAGTTGACTTATTCGTTTCGAGATACGATACAAGCTTATCATTGACATCGTACACAAAGTAGTTCATCAGCATCTCATCATCTTCGTACTCGACGACATTTCCATCGTCAAGAGTAGTAACTCCTGGTTCTGGAACAATAAATGGCGGCGGAGCAGGAGGATTGAGATCTCCAAAAGAAGCTACTTCAGGAGTCGGAGCGTTGATGTCCGTGAAAAAATACCCGTTTTCTGATATTAAGTATTGATCTGTCATGCTGGTTTTGCCCACACCGGAGATACTTCAGGATTCGGTTCTAATCCATATTTTGTTCGCTTCACTTCGATACAGCTTGGAATGAGTCTTAAGATTGCGTCTGGAATACTAAAAATCGGTTTTAAAATGATATTTAATACCACACATACAGATACTTTACCGCGGCAAATATCAATGATCAACTTGATCGCCTTTACGATTTTATTTACGATTGGAAATTGACTCAGAATCCAACCCGGAGCTTTCAGAATGATATCATGTATCTTAGCAATCAAATCTGTCTGAAAGAACCTCTTAATCTTTTCCATGGCATCATCGAATGCATCTTCAATTCGATGCCACAGCTCTTCCTTCGAGTGAATCGTTTCTTTCTTCTTACGCAATTCTATATCAAACCCAATCAGATTTCCAAGTGTACCGAATAACGGAATAGGCAAGTTTAAAACGAAGTCTATCAGTTTATTCAATATCTTCTCGCCGAGATCTTCAAACGCTTTTCCAGACAAGACGTCCTCTTTGGCTTTCTTAATTTGTTTTTTAAAATCTTCGTACTGCGCTTTTAACTGTTCTTTAATAGACTTCGTAGGATCAATGAATACTCCGATTTTTTTAATAATAGGACCAATAATTGGAATCTTAGTCAATAGACCGATCATTGCATTGATGCATTTACCAATGAAATCGCTTAAGAGCTCTTTCATCCATCTCAATGCTTTCTGCCAAAACTCTTCTGCTTCGTGCTCAGGACTTTTAATTCCAAAGGTGCCATCATATTTTCCGTCTTCACCAAAAAACTTCTTGATTGACTCGATATCCTCTGCAATTGCAGCTTTAATTTTGACTTTGCCTTCTTTGGTAAAAAAGTCTCTAACTACTGGCTGATAACGAACAAGATTATCGCTTTCATCGATGAGTGTTACTGCTGTAATAAACGGAATTGGAATAGTTAGTGGATTCGGAATACCAAGAATGCTCAGAATCTTCAGTAGAGCTTCGACGATCTTCTTCTGAAAAAATACGTCGATCTCTTTCATGAACTCGCGAACTTTATACTTCATCTCCTGTTCTTTAGACTTGATCTTTTTAAAGACGTCTGTCATCAGAATGCCAGTAATATCGTCTACCAACTTTTCAATATCACGAATAGCTTGAATCAGTTCCTTGCCGCACTCGTCTTGAATAAACTTGGCCTGAAGCTTAAGCTGAGAGATGATCTTCGAGATTCCTACGAAGTAATCTTCTAGCTGACGGAAAGATATCTTTCCGCTGGCGTCACATTGTAAACCCGGTATTTCTGGAACATAAACTATCGCTCTCATGCATTGAGTCCAATAATTGCGGCTTGTATATCAACTGCACCAGACTTTGACGTGACTGATACGGTGCCATTATTTGCAAAGATACCTACGTTACCTTGGTTTGCAAAGATGTCGACGTCTGAATGTGCGGCGATAGTGATTTTACCCAGATTAGATGTAATCTCGATTCCCTGGCTACCATCACTTTTACCCTGATTAAAGATAGAAATGTTTCCAAAGGCCAACTGAATATGATCCTTTACAGACTTCGTCACAATAGTCCCATCTGGCAAGATTTCGATATAAGATCCGGACTTATGAAAGATATGTACACGCTCTGAACCCGGTGTATCGTCAAACTCTACTACATGCCCTCCCCGAGTAGTCATCGTATTATTAAACGGGTATCGCGCCTTATTCTTCGAAGCAGGTTCAATGACTGCACCATTCTCTCCTTGAATACGATTGCGAGACTTAAGTTCTGGTTCTCCTTGTCCTCGAGCATAAGATGATACACTGTGATTACCTTCTGGTGCATAGTTTAATACGCCGAGAATATATGCTGATGCTTGTTCTGGTAACTTCATACACATGACTCGAGATCCCTTTAAGAGACCGGTGGGACTTAATCCAATGCCCGAAACACCGGCACTCGTAGTAGGCATCATAATGTAAGCAGGCAAAAGATCTTCAGAATTTACTCTGTCAGAGTGTCCTAATATTTCTCTGACCAATATTCTACCTGTCTGTGGCTCATCAGCTTCTAATCCGAGATCTGAACTCGGATCTTCTGCTACGATACCTTCAAAGAATCTTGGAACGGCCATCTATCATCCTCTAATTTGCGTGTGTTTGTGGTAATCCACCGATGCCATCTTTCACAAGCTCGAAAGCTTGCATATACTCTGCTTTTTCGTTGAAAGTCAGAATATGACGACACTTTGTGACGATGTAATTACCAGTCGTCATCGTACTGTCTTCATTTACCGGAGATGTTTGTCCTCTTGTAGTACCGCTCGGTTCAGGAAATTGACACTTAATGACATCACCGGTAGAAATAGCACTATCGCCGTAAATCGTCATGTGAATAATTGTAGTTAAGAAGTGAGCCATATAATATGGTAGTTGGTTTTTCTTTTCGGCTCGTTCTGCGTTTTCAATTCTTGGATCAAAAGGAATAATTTGAATATTTCCTTCGTCTTTACCTATTTCATCTTGAGTTCTAAGACTTGAAGAGACAGACTTTTCATTTAAAGTTTGGAATTCTAAATTTTTTGGGTTAGTTTGAAAGTTGGTAATTTCACCAGTAACATTATTCTTGAGTTTAACTAAATT